ATTGACAAGTATTTTGATACCTTAAGTAAGACACAATTTGACCTGGAATTGATTGTGCAATTAGTGCACATTGGTTATAAGGCAGCTTGTGTAAGTAACAAACAAGACATCGTTTACACAGATGTTGATGTTTGCGAATGGCTTGATGAAATTGGATCTGTTTTTGCAACGGATGGAGAGTTGGTAAACTATGTCAAATACATTGTCGAGAGTACAATGGTTTCGGTTTCCGACAATTCCGAAGATGACAAAAAAAAAGATTAAAGAGTCTTACTTGGGATGATATTTTGGTTAAAGCTGCTGAATGTGGAATAAGACCATCGGAGTTTTGGGAAATGACTTGGAAAGATTTTTCCATTATTGTGATGGGCAAAGAACGACAAGATTTGAACGAATGGGCAAGAACAAGAAATCTTGCCTATATCGTTTATCTTTCTAACACGGCAGAAAGGTCGCCTAAATCGATGAGAGAGTTTTGGCATATCCCAGAGATTGATGATGTCGAAAGGGAGGAGGTTGAGATGATGACTCAAAATCAATTTATGGAAACATTAAAAATGTACGGAGCAAACTAAAAACAAATGGCACAAGAACAGTTACAACTCATTATAACGGCTGACAACAAAGAGGCATTAAAAGCCATTGAAGATTTAGCCAAATCAACGGAGGGTTTAAAGACCAGGTTTGTGCAAAATAAGGGAGCTACCGATGCAGCAACTCAATCCTTGATGAACTTATCAAGAGTTGCACAAGATGCTCCTTATGGTTTTATGGGTATCGCCAACAACATCAACCCATTGTTGGAATCATTTCAAAGATTAGGAGAACGTACAAAAGAATCTGGAGGGGCATTTAAAGCCTTAAAGGAAGCGATGGTTGGTCCAGCTGGTGTTGGTCTTGCCGTTGGTGTTTTATCTTCCGTTATTGTTAAATATGGCGATGCTATTGTTGAGGCAATGTTCAAGGTGTCCGACTTTGAGAAAGCACAAAAGGCGATGCGTGATGCATTAGCTGATAGTGTTAAGTCTGTTGCCGATGATATTGCTAAGAACGAGGCTTTATTGGCGGTTGTTACTAATGTAAACGAGTCAACTAAAAATAGACAAGCTGCATTAGAACAATTAAAAAGCACATACAAGGGTAACCTTGAATTACAAAAGACTGACATTGAAGATGGTGCCAAGTTGATTAATATTGTTAATCAAATATCGGAGGCTCTATTAAGAAAGGCAAAGATTGAGGCTTATGCTAAATTGATTGCCGAAGAACAAGCAAAAATTACAAGAGATCAAATTGCAACAGTTGAGGAACAAGTTGACAAACTTAGTATTTGGGAAAAATCAATACAAGTTGTAACTGGTGCATTTAAAAATATAGGAGGAGCAAATGTTGGGATTGCATTAAACTTAATTGACTCTGGGTTACAAAAGAACCAACAAGAAATTAAGACATCAACAAATGTTGTTAATACATTAACGGAATCTTTAAAGAAATTGACACAAGAGTCTGTTAACGCTGGGGATGCAATGTCAATATCAACTACGGCTCCAAAGAAAGTTAAAGAGAAAAAATCAAAACTTAAGTTTACCGATCCAGTTCTTTATGATGCTGATCTTGAGGAAATGATAAGAAAGCAAGATAGAGAATTAGGAATTGGAGGTCGCCCTGATATAATAGGAGACACATTCAAAACTGATACAGATAAAAACAAAGCGGCAAGTAAGTTAGGATTTACAAGTGGAAAGAAAGAACAAGATCAGTGGTTCAAAGATACCCAAGACAATTTTGATAAGTTGAATGAACAAGCGTTGCAATTTGCCGACACTTTATCATCAACAATTACTAATGCAATCATGGGAATGTGGGATGCCTTACAACAAGGAACTCCAGTTCTTGAGGCTTTAGGAAATATGTTTTTGGATTTGGCAAAGCAAATCGCTGCCGCTGCTATTAAAGCTGCCGTGTTTGCTACGATTTTAAATGTTGTCTTTCCTGGTGCTGGTGGGGCTGCATCCGCTGGAGGATTTGGAGGAATCTTCAAATCTCTTTTAGGAATCCCAACAACTAAGAATGCTGAGGGTGGAATAACTAACGGACCATCTTGGGGATTGATTGGAGAGGGCAACGAGAGAGAGGCAATCATGCCTTTAAGCAAATTAGGTTCAATGATGAAAAATACTTTTAATGCTGGTGCAATGAGTGGCAATGGTGCTGCTGGAGGTGGATCATTTGTATTAAGGGGCAATGATTTAGTTTTGGCTTTACAAAGGTCTAATTATTCATTAAATCTAAGGAGAGGAGCATAATGGCATACGCAAACAAATACAAGATAACTTTTGCCACTAAAACGAGCAAAACGGCTTATTTATACTTGCAAGAGGATGGGTATTCTGGTACTGTTTATGAATATCCTGGCAAGAGTTTACAATTGCAATATTTACCTCAATCGGATGATCCATTTGAACCAATATTTGCAAGTCAATTAAGTGTTACCATAGATGTTACCGATGATTTGGCTAATATGCCAAACTTGGTTACAATGAACGATAAAAAGTATTTTGCTAAACTTTTGTTAAATACAGATGTTGAATGGGTGGGTTATGCACTATCGGATAGTGTTGATTTGTCTTTCTCAACTGGTAGAAAAGAATTGTCTTTTGATTGTGTTGATGGATTAGGAATGTTGCAAGATGTGCCATTGCCAATACCAGACACGACAAACATAAACTTAAATAATAATCTTATTTATTTTATTGCGTTAGCGTTTAACCAATTGACTTTCCCTACAACTCCAAATATTAGAACGGCTTGTAATTTTTACTCAGCTGGTATGACAAATAGGGGGGCGAGTGCAAGTGCTGATCCATTTGCTCAAACTTATTTGCCTTATAGAACATTTGTTGATGAAAACTATTCCTATTTAGATTGCTTTAATACTATTAGAAACATTGTGCAATCTTTGGGATGTAGGGTTTTCCAAGCTGGAGGCAAATGGTGGATTGTTTCTATTAATCAATTTGCCAATGAGAATGTTGCTTATAGTGAGTACGATTATACTGGAACATTAAGCACAAGTGGAACATTTAATAATTTAAGCACAATTCAAGGATATTCTGGGAATACAAGTGGATTGTTTTTTGTTGATAATAGCCAAACAAAATTATTTAGGAAAGGTTATAACAGAGTCCAAAAGTCTAAGAGAGTTGAAATGAGTAACAACTACATTTCAAATGGTAACTTGAGACCTTTGACAAGTGGTTCAACTAATAGACCACAAAACTGGACTGTTGCTGCCTCTGGCACTGGTGCATCGGTTACTTATGTAAGCAATGCAAACGATACATCTGCAATAATTTACATGGATCGTGGCTCATCTGGTGGATATGCAAATCTTAAATGTAATGGTTTACCAAAAGTAAACGGACAAGAAACATTGAAATTTAGTTGGACATATAGGAGCCAAGATTTCACATTAAATGACATGAGAGGGTTTGTTTACCTAACAATTAATGATGGGTTACAGACTTATTATTACGATGGGGATGCTAAAAAATGGAGAGATACTGGAGGGGTTAACTATTATCAAGTACCAGCCCAAACATCTGGAACTAACTCAATCAATGAATTTAGCTTTAGTGTACCATCAACCCCAATCGCTGGGCAATTAGGCTTTGAATTTTGGCTTCAAACAATATCATGTAGAACTGTTGCCGTTAGTGATTTTAGATTGGAAATTGGGGTTGTTTATAGCCAAGTTGACTATGCTGGTTATTTAAACAATTCAAAACAATATGTTAAAGATGTTGATATTGCTTATGGATATTATTCTCCGTATGGTACATATCCAACGGAAGCTGGAATATTCCTTTTGAGTGATGGTTCAAAGGCTGCTGATTGGTATCAATATGGTAAAGCTGGAACCTACCCAAGTTTGGCTCAAATGTTAATGCAACAATACATGAACGTTTATGGAAAAAACATTATAAACATAGATTGTAGTCTAACAAGTTTTGCGACTACAAATGGTATTTTAAATGGTGCTAAATTGTTTAAAGCTACCGACACTGATCCAGCAATAGTAAATGTTGAGGGAAATTCTTATATGTTGGGAAATGCGACTATTGATTATGTGGAAGATACAACTCAAGCTACCTTGTTACAAATATCCGACACGACAATAACTGCAACAACGGCTTACGAGGTGGCTTATAATCAAAATGTAACTGGCACAAACAGTATAATAGTTTAATTTTACAATCATGGCAGATAAAGTTCAAGGCAAAAATATAATTCTTTACAAGTCGGTTGGTGCTACCAATACGGCTTTTGCGTGTTCAACAAATTGCACCTTTAATGTGCAAGTAAGCCAAAAAGATGTGACAAGTCAGTCATCGGCATGGTTTACGGAATACAAAATCGATGTTGCCTCTTGGAATGTAAGTTGTGAGGGAATTGTGACTTTGGCTGGTTATTCTTATGCTGATATGTTAGCGACTCAATTGGCAAGGACTCCAATAAACATTAAATTTAGCATTGACAATGGAGTTGATGGATTTGTTATTTTAGGTGGCTCGGCTATAATTACATCGATTTCAATCAATGCTCCATATAAGGACATTTCAACTTATTCGGTTTCACTTCAAGGGGTTGGGGCTTACACAATAACTTAGTAACTTTGACTTATGGCAGTTAAAGTAAATGGCACGAATGTAATCTTGTTTAAAATAGATACAAGTACAATTCCAGCAACGGAGACTCCATTTGCTTGTTCGACTAATTGCACATTTTCAAGTGAAACGGATTTGATTAATGTGGCATCTTCAACCGATGCATGGTTTAATGTTCCTAAAGATAATCTCACAAGTTGGACAATGTCTTGTGATGGGATTGTTACTCTTGATGGATTTTCTTACGATGAGATTGCTTTGGCACAAAAGAATAGAACTACATTTTTGACTCGATTCCAAATTGACAATGGAGTTGATGGATATAAATACATAAGCGGATATTGTTTCATAGGTGGCTTTTCAATTAGTGGGAATTATAAGGACATTGGAACTTACAATGTTAACTTAACTGGCACTGGTCGATATTATACGGATTCGACTCCAACAACGACATCAACAAGTACGACCACTAGCACAACAAGTACAACAAGCACGACCACAAGTACCTCAACGACCACTACATCAACAAGCACAACAACAACATCAACAAGTACATCAACCACAACGAGTACATCAACGACAACTCAACCACAAGTTTGGTACAAATTGTACAATTGTAATACTGGGGCAATTGAATACTCAAGAGATTATATAAACGGAACATTTGCATTAAATGATCGAGTTACTGCAATTGGTCAAACATGGAGAATTGATCCTCCGATTCAATATACCAATCCAGGCGGTTCGGCTTTGAGCATCACTGCAACTGGATTAACTGGATGTCCAGCGACA